ATTATTTCTAGTTTTAATTATATATAATATATAATGTCAAGATTAGATCATTTACCTGATAGTTTAATTGAATCTTTATCGGAACCAAAAATACATTCTTTCTTTTCAGACATATTAAATCACTTACCTGAATTTGGTGTTAATGTAGCAATGTCGGTTGGATTAGCAACTACATTTGTAGCATTTTTTTTCTTTACATATGCTAAAGATGTTGAAAGACAAATAGTTATTAAAAATGTTAATTATATTGTTGATGATCTTGGAGATAGTGTAGTGCCCTTTTTAAATAAAGATATTAAAAAACAATTATATTATAGTTTAGATGCTATTAACTTACCAAATATGGATGAAGCAGATAAACAAGTTGCTAATGATAATCATAAATTATTAGTAAAATCAACCAAGTTATTTGGTACAAGTCTTGTTGTTTTACTTGTTTTTTCTTTCATACTATGCAAATTATATAATTTAGATTTTTTCCAACACTTAATTACTAATATTTTACTTTTATGTGCTATTGCATTTACTGAATATTGTTTCTTAAATTTAGTAATTTTTGATTGGATTTCTGCAGATCCTAATAAAGTTAAAGAAGAAGTAATTAAATCAATAGTAGTTAACAAGTAAAATAACCAAAGTTTATTTTATAAATTTTGTTCAGTTTCTTCTATGTACGAAGGATATTATACAATTCATCTTCTCTTTTACGTGCAATCTTTATTGCATTAAGCATAACTTCAGCCAATTTGTCAGCTTTATCGCGCGCAATAATAGCAAAAGATTTTGACTCTTGCCAAGTCGAAATACTTTTTAAGAACCGATTATTATAGGCATTCTTGTATAGTTCATCTGCATACCGTGAGTATTCTGCTGCATAGAAAAAATCAGCCTTTGCTTTGTTTGCCACAACCATTGCGTCATTGGCCTTTTTCTTTGCATTGAGAATTGGGTCTTGTGCAGTGGCACGTGCAATAAGCCATGTGTTCTTACGTGTCTCGTACTGTTTTTGAAAGTTTGTTGATGATGATAGATTTGGAAAGGAATCAGAATTTTGAATAATGACATCACTCATATCAACATCAATCACAGAAACATCACTTACAGAAATATCACTTACAGAAACATCACTTACAGAAACATCACTTACAGAAACATCACTTACAGAAATATCACTTACAGAAACATAGTCGTCTATAAAATCTTCTTCATATGAAAAATAATCCGTTTCATATGAAAAATAATCTGTTTCATCTGAAAAATAATTCGTCTTAATTATAGAGTGTAACTTGCGTCCCCTATAACCATGAGGCCACTTCATTTTGTCTCGTTTCACTGCTTGATGCCAGCTGATAACTTTTTTGCACGCTTTGGCACCGATACACTTTGCTAGGCGTGGCCATTCAGCACGCGCAATAGGTGCGTAACAATTGTCTGGAGATGAAACATACATTGCGTGTGTCTGAAATCCTTTGATTAGTCTCCCAAATTTGATAGGTTTACGGTCGGATTTTTGTAATTCTACAATATCCCGCCACCATGTCTTAGTATGTGACGCAGGAAAGCGGCCGTAGGGGCTGCTACTAGACCAATCAGTAACTGAATTATTATCACTTGCTACTGAATTATTATCATTTGTTTCCAAAGTTTCTGTAGCAATCAGTTTATTGTAGAGCTTAGTAGTATTGATGTGTTTTAGATTTTTTGAGCAACATTTAGGCTTCTTTGTAATTTTAGAAAAGAAATGTACTGAATTAGGAATTAATTTCATATTAATTGTCAAGTTAATATAAAAGCTTTATAATTCAATTTTTTCCTAAATAAAAATTGAATTATAAAGATATATTATTTAATTATTATTATACATAATGTGTGGAATATGGTCATTTATCAAACTATGTAAAAAATATAATATTAGTCCAGAAAAAGATTTTTGGAATATGAAAAAACGTGGTCCAGATTATTCATCTTTACAATGTATTAGTCCTAATGTATGGATTGGATTTCATCGTTTAGCAATTGTAGACCCATCGTTTACTAGTAATCAACCTTTCGTATTTAAAGAAAATGATAAAACAATTGTTTTCATTTGTAATGGTGAAATTTATAACTTTAAAGAATTAATTGAAGAATTTAACTTGCAAATTACTAAAACAAGTGATTGTATGACAATTCCTGAATTATATCTAAAATTAGGTGCTGAATCATTTTTAAAACTATTTGAACGTAAAATAAAAGGTGAATTTGCATTTATTCTTTATGAATTTGATAAAATAAACATTCTTAAAAAAGTAATAGTTGGACGCGATCAAATTGGTATTCGTCCACTTTATTATCATCCAATAAATAAACAATCTAAAACTATGATGTTTTCATCTGAAATTAAAGGAACTAATAGTTACGATGAAGATATTTTTGAATTTCCTCCAGGAAATATTATTACTTATTCAATTGGTAATGATGGTTTAATTGAAGATATCTCTACTTATATATTCAAATGGGTTTACGAAGTCAAAGAAAAAATATTACCTACTTATTCTTATTTAACGAGTGTAAGAGATAGTGTAAGAGAATCAGTTAAAAGAAGATTGCATGCAGATAGACCTATTGCATTCCTTTTATCTGGTGGTGTTGATTCAAGTTTAGTAGCAGGAATTGCTGCAAAATATTTTAAAACTCCTATTAATACATTTTGTTGTGGAATGTCTGAAGGAACAGATTTATTCTATGCTCGTAAAGTAGCAGAATATATTGGTTCAAATCACACAGAAGTATTTTTTACACCAGAAGAAGCTTTAGCTGCAATTGAAGATGTTATTTGGACAATTGAATCATGGGATACAACAACAGTTCGTGCATCAGTGGGTCAATATATTGTTTCAAAATATATTGGCACAAACACAGATGCGAAAGTAGTTTTGGTAGGAGAAGGTCCCGATGAATTATGTTCTTCCTATTTATTCAATTGGTATGCACCAAGTGGTGAAACATTACATAAAACTGCTTTAGAATATGTTGATAAGATTCATTACTTTGATAGTAAACGTGGAGACCGTTGTTTAAGTAGATGGGGATTAGAAGGACGTGTACCTCTTTTAGACCCAGAATTTATTGAAGCATATTGGAATATTCCAGCGGAAATGAGAATGCCAACATATAAAAAAATGGAAAAATGGTGGTTAAGAGAAGCTTTTACAGGAACAAACACTATTCCAGATGAAGTTTTATGGCGTAAAAAAGAAGCATTTTCAGATGGTGTAAGTAGTAAAAAAAAATCATGGTTCCAAATTATTCAAGAATATATTGAACCAAAAGTAACTGACGAAGAATTAAGTAAAGCATCTGAAAAATATCCTTATTGTACACCTAAAACAAAAGAAGCATATTATTATAGAAAAATATTTTGTGAAAAATTTGGTGAAAAAAGACAAACAGTAATTCCTCATTTTTGGCAACCAAAATGGAATGCAGATGGAAAAGAATTAACAGAATATATTGATCCATCAGCTAGAGTTTTAAATGTGTATTAAAATTTAATTTATTTAAACTGGTACGCAACATGGTTTATCTTCACTTGTAGTTCTATAATATCTATTTCTTCTTTTAAGAGTATCATAATAATAAATTTGATTATTATTATGATTTTTTTTAAAACTAATCTTAATTACAAATAAATTCATGTTTTCATTATTTTGCAACCACCATGGAATCATAGTTGAAACTTTAATTAATATATTTATTGGATTTAAATGTTTTAGAATATCTTTCTTAGGTATAATAGGACGTTTTTTTCGTGTCTTATCTAATCCTTCATCTTTAAATTTACAAAGCCAGTAATATGGACTAGTTATATCCTCTTTCATTATACTGATTTCAGTATGACTTTTTGCTTCTAATTTAAAATTTTCATCAGCAATCAAATCAAGAACATTAGAATATGGGTTTGACTTTTTAATATAAGTTTCTAACTCTCTTCTAATTGTAATATTATTAAAAATATCTACTAGTCTTTGAGTATATCTATTATGATTAATTGTCCATTCTTTATGATAACCCTTATGTTTATTAATTTTATTAATTATATCTTTCTTATGTTCTAAATATTTATTATACATTTCATTTACTTTATCTATATTACGTTGATGATATTCAATTTTAATTATATCAACTTTGATTGAACTATTTAAATCATTATTTGATTCAAGATTTTTTAGAATCTTATTTATTTCTTCTTGAATAAATTTACTATCTAAAATACCTTGATATGGAATTCCTTGAATTAATCCATTATCAGCAATTCCAATATAAAATTCTCCTGCATCAACATCTGATTGTTCATCCAGAAAAGCACTAGTGTATTTTGGTAAATATATTTTGAGATACTTTAAAATTGAAGTATCAACCATATTGTTAAAAAACCATTTAGATTCTCTAACAAAACTTTCAGCTTCACTTTCATCTATTTCTAGGCCACCATGATTGAATGTAAATTCTTTATATTCTCTATTAATAGTTTCATTTCCATAATTTTGCCCGTAATACATAAATTTAATTTATTATTTTTATTAAATTAAATATTCAATTTTTATTTAATTTTTTTCTAAAAAAAATTACTCTAGTTGATGACAATTAAATATAGCCCTTTGGCTAGAAATTATATAAAAAATTACATAAAAATTTTTTTATATAGTTATATAATGGAAAAAAAAAATGAATTGATTAAAAATGTAGTCTGGACTATTCATAGTCATCCAGATACTGCTTTTATTTTTCAAAAAATTGGGAAGAAAAAAAATTATGATGTTGAAGAACCTGTTCCAGATAATATATTAAACATTAAATTAAGAAATGATAATGAAATAGTTTTATTATACGATGGAGGTGAGCCAATATTAAAAACACCATTTATTGGTAATACATTTGGAGAATGGATGATGAGTTTATATAATGGCTTAAATAAACCAATTATAGTAAATGATGAATTAAATCATCATGATACAGAGAAAATTTATAAAAGAATAGGTGGATTTTTCTATAAAAATGATAGATTAAAGTATGTTAAAAAGTTAGAATCAAATAAATTAAAACCAGCTGATTTATTAGGTAATCATTATTTCTTTGAGGGAAATCTTAGATTAGAAAAAAAACTATGGACTTATGGATTAGGGTCTTAAATAAGTTGATTTCAGATTAATTTTATTACATATCTATTTCTGCTGGCATATTATTATCATCATCAACTGCTTCTTCATCTTTATTTGCATCATCTATATAAGCTGCTAAAAGCTCTAACTTATGTAAAATTTCATAAACAGAATTATATAAATCTTCTGGTGTCCATGGTGAAATCCATTTACCCTCGTTATAAATTTTATAATCAAATGGTTCTGCATCTGCTGAAATTTCTGCAAACCAACACTTATATATAAAATCATCATAACTTTCTGGAATATCTATAAACGTTGCTACGTATTCTTGAATTTGATAAATAATTTTATTATGAATATCTTCTAAATCTTTACCTGTATCAGTTAAAATTTTAGTTTGTATTTTATGTTTAGTTGGTTTTGTAATTACTAAGAAAAAAGGTATTTGTTCCATTAATAATAATAAATTAGAATATAATTTATTATTATTTCATTTTTTTTAATAGCCAATATCTTGATTCCTAATTTTATCATAATTATAACTATAGTATCTTAATAACATTATAGATTTAGTAAGTAAACATAACACAAAAGATATCAATAATATTAGTATTAAAAAAATTATTAAAATTATAAAATAAATCATTATATATTATAATAGTATTTTTATATTTAAGTAACTTGTATGAAAAAATTGATAATTAAATTAATAAATATTATACAATTAAAGTATGCAAGCTGTTATTAAAAAAGTATATGACAAAATAGCCAATCAATTTAATTCTACTCGTTATAGTATTTGGGGCTCTGTTAAAGAATTTATGAATTCTCTAGTTCCTAATTCTAGAATTCTTGAACTTGGTTGTGGTAATGGAAAAAATATGTTATATCGTAATGATTTAAATATTGAGGGCATTGATATTTCTACTGAACAGATTCGTATATGTAAAGAGAAAAATCTAAATGTAAAAGAAGGAACGATTACAAAGCTTGATTATAATGATAATCTATTTGATTATATGATTTGTATAGCTACTTATCATCATCTGGATAATGATAGTGACCGTCAATTATGTCTAAAAGAAATGTATCGTTGTTTAAAAAAAGGTGGTCAAATTCTAATTACTGTTTGGGCAATGGAACAACCTGACAATGGGAAGTTTGTCTTTACTAAAAATGATGAAATGGTTCCTTGGTTATCTAAAGACGATGGTAATACATATTTGCGTTATTATCATATTTATCGAAAAGGTGAACTATTACTTGAAATTACAAGATTATGTCCAGAATTTTATATTAAAAAAATTTGTTGGGAACTTGGAAATTGGGTATGTATACTAGAAAAAACTCAATTTTCTAATAACAATTAAATGAAATTATTCTTAACAGCTTTTATTATATATGCATTTTTCTTCTATCGTGAAAATAGATTTTCTTTATTACCATTATTTACGGCCTATAACAAGCGCATATTTATTATTAAGATACGATTCAATTCACACATTTATTGAATATGTATTTTATACTCTTCTTGACATGAATAACATATTTGGTGCCTTATTATTTGTATTTTGTATGAATTTTATATTAAAGATTAAATAAAAATTGAAATTAATTCTTTAAAATATTCTATTATAATATTTATGCAATCGCCTATTACTATTAACACGCGTCGTAAGACTATTAACTTTCTGTTGGAATCTGACCAACACAAGTTATTCAAATACATTTCAAATTTAGAATATTTGGTAACCCACAGACAATTGTGCAGAAAAATGATTCAAAGCAAAGTAATTGAATATGTAAATGTGAAAGGAGTGAATATTGAAAAACCCTTTTCTAATGGAAGTGAAACTACAAGTTGGTGGAAGAAGTTCATTCAATATGTTGAAAACAACGAGAATAAGATGAAGTCGCATCCCTATTGGAATACTATTGCAACAAATGGTCCAATTTCTTACGAATTGGCATTTGACGAGGATGAAAATTATGTATTGTTTGACCCACTACCATATACAGAAATTAATGATAGTGATGAGGTTGTTGTTCTAGATTACGAGCCTCTTGTTCAAACAGTAACGTATGAACAATTTAAGAGTCAAGGTACTAAACGGTTACGAGAAGATGAAAATTTTGAAGAACATCGCCCAAAAAAACTTCAAGCCATTACTACAAAATGTCGATATACTTCATTTTGTACTAATGAATATTGTGTATTTCTTCATCCTGAAAATATTACACCTGGTCCCCACAACCGCAAATGCATGTATGGTTCTCATTGCAATAAGCTTAATAGTGGATGTAAATTCAACCATGAAACAAGATAATTTTTAATTTATTAATTTTTCATTTACCCTATCCCATTTTTTATTTAAAATATCCATTCCTTTAATCGAATTATCTGGATTATCAAATAATAAATTTGCAATATAAACAGCACTAATCTCATGAGGATGTTCTGCTTGAGATACTTTTTGACCAAAGAAAGATAACCAATCATTTGGAGCTTCAGAATAAATTTTATTTGTATTTGAATTCCACCATAAAACAATACAATTTCTAAATTTTAAATCAGTTAATGATTTATAAACAGGTACAGACCACCATTTTCTTTTCCAACAAGCGAAAGGAGCATCATTTGTATCTGGATTTGCTCGTATCATTTCAGTTAATTTCTTAGGCATATTTAAAGGTGCATCTTTAAATATTTCATAATGCCAATATTTTTTATAAAATTTTTTCCATAAATCTGGTTTAAGTCTTTGATGTAAATGAATTTTTTCATGTTCTATTGTTTTAGGTAATCTACTTTCCGAAAATCCATCAGGAATAGCTATAATATTAAAATCTCTAGTATGAGGCATTCCATTTTCACAGGATGTTGGAACTGTCCATATCCAAGATTTTATAGGACCTAATTTTTTATATTCTTTGTGAATAGGTTTACAATCAGCATCTTTACGTGCTTCAAAATCCAATTTGGTCCAACTATCTGACCATTCAGTATCATCTTCAAATTTTTCAATTGTCATGATACAATTATATAAATAAAATAAGGCTAAAAATAGTAAAATTATTATAATATATTTTTTCATAATATTATAATAGTAGTTTTTATTTTAATTGATATAAATATAAAGTTTGATTGACTTCACTTAATAGTTCATCACGTATAGTTAGTAAATCGGTGTCTTTAATTATATTACTTAAATCTTCTAAATATTTTCTAGATTTAATTAATAAGTTTTCAGAACCATCATCTGTTAAAAATGCTGAATCAATTTTTATATTTGAGAGATATGGTTTTGCTTGGTATCTACCAATAAATACTTCGACAAATCTATCAACTAATCCTAATAATTTTTCACCAAATTCGTCGCTAGCTTTATGTCTAGCAAAAGATGTAGTATTCCAATGATATAGTTTTATATTTAATTGTAAAGTAAAGAAGAATTTTACAATTTCATTTATATTGTCATTATGACTCATTACTTAAGATTATAAAAAAATATTTATTTTAAATATTTTTTAATATTTATTTTAAAATTAATTATTTCATACACCATTTTTCTCTATTATTACTAGCGCATCTATTATTGTCTTCATCGGGACATTTAGGAAAAGGTTCTTTATCTAAACCTAAAAATTTTTTGATATAATTTAGTTCAATTAAATTTTCTT